GCCCGAGCCCATGAACGGGTCGAGCACGACGCCGCCCGGCACGCAGATCTCCACCAGGTCGGCCATCAGACCCTCGGGCTTCTGGGTGACGTGGACGCGGCGGCAGGGCGAGGGGTGCCGGAACACGCCCTTGAGCGGCGGCACGCCGCGGTCCGCCGGCATCGCGCCCTTGGAGCCCCAGACGATGTACTCCGCCGCCGAGGCGAAGCGCCCGCGCTGCGTCCGCGCGGCCGGCTTGGTCCAGACCGCGACGCCGCGCCAGACCCAGCCGCCGACCTGCACGTAGTCGGTGGTCGCGCCCAGCTGGCGCCAATCGGTGAAGGCGACGATCGGCGCGCCCTCGCGCGCGACGTCGAGCGCCTTCGACGTCCAGATCCCGCCCCACGCCGTGAACGCCCGCTGGTCGCGCATGTCGCCGTGGAAGGTGGGCAGCGCGCGGTTGCCGCTGTCGCGCTGGAGATACTTGCGCCGCGGATCGTCGGCCCGCTGGGCGGTGTGGGTGCCGCCGGAGCTGTAGGGCGGGTCGGTGATCACCGCGTCGACCGGCGGCAGCCCGTCCAGCGCGGTGAGCACGTCGCCGAGGATCAGCGTCGCCGGGCCGATGCGCTCGATGCGGGTCATTCGCCCCTCCCCCGCCGCGCGTGGAACTCCCGCGCCGCCTCCTCGCCCAGCACGATGCCGCAGCGGACCTGGAACTTGATCCACGCCGCGACGAACAGCCCCCACGGCGTCATGCCCGCGCCTCCAGCCCGTCGCGCCACCACTCGGGCGGCAGGGCGCCGTCGTGCCGGCGCGGGTCCGGGTCGCCCGCCTCGGAGGCGGCGAGGTCCGCGCGCACGCGGTGCAGGATGCCCGCCACCGCGTTGCGCGCACGCCATAGCGCGGCGCCGACCTCGGCGTGGCTCAGCCCGACGGCGTCGGTGAGGTGGAGGGCCTCCAGCATCTCCTCATCCGTCCATGTCGTCTCAGCCACGCCGCACCTCCTCTATGCGCCAGCCCTGCGCGGCGAGCTGCGGCCACAGCGCGCCCGCGGCGTCCGGCGCCACCGGGCGGCCGTGGGCCTGCGCGACGGCGGCGCGGCGGGCGTCCTCGGGCGACGTCTCCGCCGGCTCGGTGAGGGCGAGGGGGCGGCGCCAGCGCCACGCCGGGGTCATGCCAGACCCATGATTTCACGGGCGCGGCGGGCGGCCTCCGCGTCGATGTCGCCGGCCTCCACGGCAGCGTCGAGCTGCGCGGCCTGCGCCTTGCGCTCATCCGCCACGAGCTTTTCGCGCAGGCCGGCGCTGGCCATGACGTCCTTGAGCATGCGGCCGATCATCTGGAGGTCCTTGGGGTCGACCTCCCCGTCCTCCGCCATCATGCCGCGCATGGATTTGAAGGCGAGCGACGTCAGCATCTGGAACAGCACGCCGTGGCGCTTGGCCTCGCCGTCCAGCCCCTCCTCCGTCAGCCAGCCCTGCGCCCAGGCGCTGGCCTCCTCCTGGACCTTCACGAACTCGCGATATTCCTGCCCGTAGGCGTGGACGGAGCTCTTGCCAATGCGCAGCTCCAGCCCCTCGGCCGCGAGCAGGCCGTTGAGCTCTTCGGTCAGCGCCTCGTAGTTGCCGAAGCCGTGCAGCTGCAGCGCGCCGCGCAGCCAGCCGCGCAGGCGCTCGGGCAGCAGGTCCACCTTGCGGGGCGGGGGCATGGGTCAGTCCCGCGGGCGGGGGCGCTGCACGCCCTCCACCACGAGCAGGCCCCTGGACACCTCGACGCCGCGCCCCGACGCCGTCGCGACCATGAAATCGCCGTGGTCCTGGACCGTCGCGAGGCCCTTTCCGGCAAGCCAGACGAGGTCCCGTACCACGTCCTCGCGGGTGGAGCGGATGCCGAGGCCGTGGCAGACGTCCACGAGGATCGACGCGTTGGACGTGTATTCGGGGCACTCCGACATATGGCGGAGGAGGGCGAGGCGGCGGTGCTCGCGCAGCGTCTCGGCGTAGGCGGTCATTTGCGGCGGTCCTCCAGCAGGTGGTCGTCATGGCGCCCGACGGTTTTCTCCAGGCGCCGCATGATCTCGGTCTGGCCGGAGACGTTGGCGCCGAGAACGCGCAGCTCCCCGTGCAGCTCGGACAGCGACAGCTGCAGCGCGTGCAGGTTCTCGGCGCGCGGGACGCTGCCGATCACCGCCTTTAGATCGACGTTGTCGTGCTCCAGCGCCTGCAGCCGGGCGTCTAAGCCACTGAACCGCGCGTCCACGTCCTGCCGTCGCGTGCGCTGATAGGCGACGGCGAGGGCGCTGACCGACAGAACCAGCGCCGCGCCATCGAGGGCGATCTTGGCGAGCTCCGGCAGGGTCATCGCCGCACTCCGCGCCCGATGTCGGCCAGCACCGCGTCCTTGTTCTTGGAGCCGCGGCTGCTCCCGAAGAAGTAGTTGCCCACCTGCGCGCACATCCCGCCGAGCGCGCCGAGCAGCACGTTGACCACGTCCGACGTCCCCTCCGGCAGGTCCGACAGCAGCACCAGCGTCAGGATCCCGAAGAACCCGCCCATGATCACGACGCCGAGGGCGGAGGGCGTCCAGTCGCCCATGTCGACCTGCCGCCGGCGGGCGCTGTCTCGGTCGCCCGCGGCGATCCGCTCCATCTCGATGCCGGCCTCCGCCATGCGGGCCTTGAAGTCGGCTTCCACGGTCTTGAGCGCGACGAGCTGGTCGGCGGTCATGGCGCGCGCGGCATCACGGACCTGCGCGGCGTCGGCCTGCTCGTCGCCCAGCAGCACGCGGCCCAGCTGCTGCACGGCGATGCCGGCCAGCGGCCCGCCCAGCGCGGTGGCCACGGTCGGCGCCACGGTGGCGATCAGGCCGCGCACGTCGCCCCAGAGGTCGCCGCTCATCGCGCCGCCTCCCTGCCGCTGGCGTGCAGGGCCGCCTGGACGATCTCATAGGCGGCCGGGTGCATCTCCACGGACGCGCGCGTGACGCCCCACCGCGCGAAGGCGGCGCGCAGCGCGCCGGCGGTGCGCGGCCCCCATACTCCGTCCACGGGGCCGGGCGCGAAGCCAAGGGCGACGAGCGCGCCCTGCAGATCCCGGACGCTGCGGATGCGCGCCGGGCCGGGGGCCGCCGCGTGGCGCGCGTAGGCCGCCGCGATCTTCAGGTCGTGCCCGTTCCGCGCGTAGTCGGGCCCGTTGTAGCCGCGCGAGAATGCGGACCAGTCGTGATCGCGCAGCGCCTGGACGAGCCCGGCGCCCTGCACGTAGCCCACGAAGGACGCCAGATGCGCGCCCTCGTCATTGCAGAGATCGGCGACGAACGTCTCAACGTCCGGCCAGCCGCAGAGGACGGCGTTGAAGCCCATCACCTGGAAGCGCCCCCACGAGCACGCCTCCAGCGCGGCGACCCGGTCGAGCATCATCGCGGCGTCGAGGCGCGCGTACTGCGCCTCCCCCGGCGCGCCGTAGCCGCCGGCGGACGCGGCCGAGAGGCCGGGCGCGATCTCATCGTGCCGCCCGCGGGTGCGCCTGTGGAAGATGTGCCGCTCATAGAGGATCGCGGGCCGCCCCGACGGCAGGAACGCCGCGCCGCGCGTCTCCACCTCCGCCACGGCGCGGATGGCGGGCACGTCGCAGCCGAGGACGCTGGCCGCGTCAGTCAAGGCGCTGTCGTCCATCGGGCGCATGGCGCCACGGAAGCCCGCCGGAATGGTTTCGCCTGGTCTCCGCATGTCGGCCCCGCTGCTGGTCACGTGCCTGTGCAGCATGGCTCGCGCGGGACGCGAAAACGCCCCCGAACGAGTTCGGGGGCGTGTGGGGTCACACTACGCAGATTGGGGCCGAAGGGGCCTGCGGTCAATCCTCGCCCCACGGCAGGGAGATCTGATTGGACGCCCGGCGCAGGCTCGCGCGCCACTTTTCGACGGTGCGCAGGGCGACGTCCGCCCGCTCCGCCACATCCGCCGAACTGGCGCCGGCGGCGAGCATCTCCATGCCCAGCCGCCGCTTGCCGCCCTGCCCGCGGTAGGCCCCGACCGGCAGGCGCACGCGGCCGGGGCCGAGGGCGGCGACGATCCGCTCCGCCGCGTCGATCCCGACGATCCCGGCGAGCTGCGATCCGGCGGGGCGGACCGGGATCACGATCTCCCGCCCGCCCTGGGCCCGGCACAAGGTGACGGCCGCGGCCTCCCCCGCAGCCTCGGCGATGTCGCCGAGGACGCCCGGAAGGCCCGGCCGCCACGTCACGCCGGCGCGGCCTTCGCGGCGGCGCGGCCGGCGCGCTTGCGGCGGCGCGCGGTGTCGCAGCGCGCCTCCACGGTGACGACGTGGCCGTCGCGCACGAGCAGCCCGACGCCGCAGGCGAGCACGCGCACCTCGCCCTCGTAGTCGCCCGCCGCGTCCGCGGCGCGGGAGATGCGGCGGCGCAGCCCCTCCACGTCCACGCCGACGGCGACTTCGAGGTAGGCGATCACGGCGCGGTCGCTGACCTTTATGCGCCCCATCTTGATCGCTCGATCCTCACGCCGTTGCGGTCCGCCACGTCCTTGAGCGCCTCGATCACGTCGCGCGCGCGCTCGACGGTGAGAAACCGCACCGCCGTCGGCGTCTCCCCCCACTTGGCGGTGAACCTGGGGTTGGCGATGAACGCGCGCAGGGCGGCGGGGCCGGTCTTGACCGCCCCCGCCTCGCCCAGCAGGCGCCAGATGACATGGATCAGCCGCTGATCGGCGCGGGGGTCGGCCTCGCGCCACTTGCCGGGGCGGGCGCCGGCAGCCTCCAGGTGGGCGATGACGTCGCGCAGCTGCGCCTCCGTCATCGTCGAGAGGGAGGCGCAGCCGGTCGCGGCCTGCTGCGCCTCGCGCCGCGCGTCGTCGTCGAGGCCGAGCTGCCGGCACTGCGCGAAGACGCGGCGCTTGAGGGTCCCGACGTCGGTCATTCGGCCCCCTCCTGCACGCGGTCCATGGCGATCCGGATCGCCTTTGCCTGCACGGCGGCGATCGACATGTCCAGATAGGCGGAGTGCCACGCCCGCTCCCGCAGCCGGCAGGCGTAGAGGACAGTGGTGTGGTCGCGGTCGAACGCCCGCCCGATGGCGGGCAGGCTGAGGTGCGGGCAGCCCGCCGCCGCGGCCATGCCGATCTGCCGATGGCGCGCCAGCGGCATGGCGCGCCGCCGGCCGCGCATGTCCTCGACGGTCCAGCCGAAGTGCGCGGCGGCGGCGGCGGCGAAGTCGTCCGCCGTCAGGACGAGCGGCAGGCCCCGGTGCATGAGGCCGCTCATGACGCGTCCCGCGCGTTGGCGATGTCGAGCGGGATGGCGACGCGCTCGTCGCTCGCGGGGTCGCGCAAGTAGAAACGGACGTAGCTCTTGCTGGCCACGACCTTGACCGCGTCGGCGATGGCGTCCATGGCGCGCTTCCAGTCCGCGTCCTCGATCGCCAGGCGGCGCAGGCCGAGCACGCGGGCCGTGTCGATGCGGCCCTTGCTGACCCGGAAGGCGTCGTCCACGAGCACCTGAAGGTTGGCGTTGGCGCCCTCGGACCAACGGGTCACGCAGGCGTCGATCAGGTCCTTGGCGGCCTGCAGCTCCGCCCCGAAGGCCAGCGTCTCGCCCACGGCGACCTGCATCTGCAGCCGCCCGTCGTAGCTGGTCAGCGTGACGTTGCCCTTCGCGCCGCCGCGCACGGCCCCGTAGCGCTCCGAAATCAGGTCGCGGAACGCGCCCACCTCGCCCAGCGCCAGCTCCCGGAACTCGGCGAGCTCGCGCGAAAGCGCCGTGGCTCTGGCGTGGAGGCCGCGCACCAGCTCGTCCTCCATCATGTGCTCCGGCTTGACGTTCGCCATGGGGATCAGCGCGCCCCGGCTGTCGGTCATGTATCCGTCCATGTCTCGTCTCTCTCTTTGCAGGCGTCAGTAGCTGGGCTGCCCGTCGCGACGGGCGCGGCGGCCCTCGTCGCGACGGATCTGCGCGCGGACCACGGCGCGGCGGATCCGGGCGCGCAGCGCGCCTTCCGGGTCCCGCGGCGGCGCGGCGGCGCGCGGCAGGTTGACCGCGCCGGCGTCGTCCAGCCGCCGCACGATCTGGTCGAGGCTCAGCGCCCCCTCGGCGATCGCCGCGGCGACGTCCTCTTCGGTGACGGTCACGGCCGTCTCGATGGTGATGCCCATGGTCAGTCCTCGAAATGGTTGAGCTGCACCCACGCGGCGCGCATGTGCGGCAGGGCGAGCGTCTCGCCGCGCCCCTCGGCCATCGCCTTCGCGACGCCCAGCGTCTTGCGCAGGCCCCGCAGCGCCCACGCCTTGCCGGCGATCTGCTGCAGGAAGCGCCGCACGTCCGCGTCCTCGAAACCCCACGCGTCCAGCATCACGTCCACGTCCCGCTTGCTGGCCCCATTGGAGCGCCCGCGGGCGCCGACGCGGCTGAAGAACTGCGCGAAGCCGTCGCGGCTGCTGGCGGCGGCCGTGCCGGCGTAGAGGCCGTAGTTGCCGAGCAGGCAGACCCCGATCGCGTAGCGGTCGTGCAGGCTGCGCAGCATGTCGAGCGCGGGGCGCCCGGCGTGCTGCCCCTCGTCCACCACCAGCAGCCCGCCGGTGCCGGCCACGCGCTCTCCGATGGCGCGGCGCTTGCCGTTGGGGTCCTTGCCGGGCAGCCCCATCGCCTCGCACATCTCCGTCAACAGCGCGTGGGGGGAGCGCAGCTCGGGGTCCAGCGTCACCAGCCAGACGTTGGGGGAGGCGGCGCGGTAGGCCTCCGCCGTCATCGTCTTGCCGATGCCCGGCGCGCCCGCGAAGACCGTCATGTCGGGCCCGTGCTGGGCCTGCGCGAGCAGCGCCCAGACCCGCTCCGCCGTCTCGGTCCGCTGGAAGCCCGGCGCGTCGAGCGTGGCCGACACCAGCGCCCGCCGCGCCGCGACGGCGTCCAGCCAGCGCAGCAGCTTGCCCTCCACGGCGGCGTTGTCGCCGACGTAAACGCCCTTCAGCCACTGGTTGAGGGTGGCGGGGGACATCGCGCCGACCTGCGCGGCGGCGTCCTTCTGCGACAGGCCGCGCTCGGCCATGGCCGTGCGGACGCGGTCGCGGACGTCATCGGGGTTGCTCATCGGAGCGTCTCCAGTCAAATGATCTCGGGGGCTCATGGGATCCTCATCCTTGGTTCGAGCTTCCACAGAGGGGCGGCCTTGTCGGGCCGCCCCTCGCCTCAGTCCTCGTCTCGCTGCGGGACGAGCCGCATCACCCCTCGCTGCCAGGCCGCTCTCGCCTCCTCCGCCGTCAGGTCGGAGGGCAGGTGGGGTGTCTCTTCCGGCGCGGCGTAGACCGCCGCCGCCGTGGCCGGCGCCCCGAACGCGCCGCGCACGATGCGCGGGCGGGGCGGCGCGGCGATCTCTTCCGCATCCTCAGCCGCATCGGCGCGCATCAGCGCGGCGACCTCGGCGGCCGTCATCTTGCGCTGCGCCGCCTCGGCGTCCTTCAGGGCGCGCATGTAGGCGCGGCGCGCCCGGTTGTGCTCGCGCGCCCCGTCGAGGCTGTCGAAGCCGACCTTCTCGAAGCACGCCACCTCGCCCAGATGCCGGCCGTCGGCGGCGTAGAGGTGCAGGCCGCGCTGCAGGTCGGCGGGGTCGAAGCGGGCGGTCAGGCGCGCGCCGGCGTGGGCGGCCAGCCATGGCGACCAGTAGACGTTGCCGTGCAGGCGGATTTCGCCGTTGGGCGCCTGCGCCCGGACGCCGTCGGCCGCCATCAGGCACAGGCGCTGCTGCGCCTCCGTCGCCTGCCGGATCGGGGCGGCGGCGAAACTGGCCGCGAAGGCCTCGTCGAAGCTGCGCCCCGCGGCCGTCTCCGAGCGCCGTCCGCGCCTGGCGTTGTGCTCGGCGATGCCCTCGGCCAGCACCTCCTCGAACAGCGCCAGCGGCACGGCGCGGGCGAAGTCCTCCGGCCGCGCGCCGGGCTTGTTGCCGACATAAGCGCGGTCGAAGGCGGGGTGCTTGGAGACGCTGTCGCAGAGGTCCCGGAAGGCGCGCTCGATGGGCTTCGACTGGCCGCTGTAGGGCGTCGCCCAATGGACCTTGACGTCGAGCATGGTCAGCACGCCGGGCAGTTCGTCCGCGCGGACCTTGAACCGGAACCGCGTCGGCGCGCCGCCGGTGAGCAATTTGGAGGCGAACTCCCGCCCGTTGTCGAACAGGCAGTGGTCGGGCACCCCGAAGTCCTGCAGCACGTCGCGGAACGCCAGCAGCGCGCCCATGGAATGCAGCGTCTGATCGACGCGCCAGCTCAGCAACTTGCCGCTGTAGACGTCCTGATAGCAGACCATCTGCGGGCGGGCCTTCGTGCCGTCCGGCCACGCCACCATCACGTCGAACTTGTGCCCATCCGCGTTGACCCACTCCAGCGCGTGCAGGTGCGCGCGCGACCGGCGCTGCGCGGGATAGAGGCGGCTCGCCGCCTGCAGCCCCTCGCGCGCCAGCGTCAGGCTCAGCTTGTCGGTGGCCTCGAAGAACCGGCGATGGAACGTCCGCTCGGCGGGCACGGACCAGCCCTCGCGGGCGGCCACGGCGGCGGTCTTGCGGAAGCAATCCGCGAAGCTGGGCTGCGCCTGGCGCATGTAGGCGGCCCGGAACGCGTCCCAGAAGTCGCCGTCGACCGCGCCGCGCTGCGCGGGCTTGGGTCCGGCGTCGCGGCGCTCCAGCAGCGCCGGCGCCCAGTCGGCGCGCGGCAGGAACTCCACCGCCGCGAACCAGTTCCAGAGGCTGCGCGCCGCCACGCCCATGGCGTTGGCCGTGTCCCGCACGGCGGCCTGCTTGGTCAGGCCGCCGTCCACCAGCATCTCCACCTGCGCGAGCGCGTCGAGCCGCCGCTGCGCCTTGGCGCGGGCGGCGTCGGTGGCGGCGTGCCAGCGCGCCCAGTCGGCCTCGGCGTCCTGCGGCGGCGGGGCGGCGGGCGCGCGCGCCTGCGCCGCGATGCGCGCCTGCGCCGCCGCGGGGAACGCCCGGCGGCTGTACTCCCAGCCGCCGCCCTTGCCCTTGCGCCGCCGCGCCAGCCCGGCGCGATCCCGCCAGCCCTGCGCATCGGCGAGCATGTTCACGCCGCGCTTGGTCGCGGGCATGTCGGGCAGACCGGCCGCGGCGATCTCCGCGGTCGTCCACCACTCCTGCATGCCCTCGACCCGGCTCACGCGGCGTCGTCCTCCCCGGCCTGCGCGGCGAGGAACGCGCCCGCGTGCTGCTCCAGCAGCCGCCGCGCGGCCTGCCGGCGCACCTTCGCGGGGGCGCGCTCGAAGGCGTCGAGGATGCGCAGCAGCGCCGCCATCTCGGCGTCGCGCTCGGGCGGGACGATGCCCAGCGCCTTCTTCGGGCTCATCTTCTCGTCGGCCGCCAGCCGGTGCGCCGCCAGCGCCTGCGCGTCCGGCGAGGCCGCGGCCAGCAGCTTGAGCTCGGAGAACCTCAGCGCCCGCCGCTGCGGCGCGCCCTGCAGCGCCGCCACGATGCCGGGCGTCAGGGCCTCGCCGATGGCGATCAGCTTCTGCACCTGCCGGACGCTGATGCCGCGTTTTTCGGCGACCGAGGATGCAAACGAACTTCTGTTCGCTTGCATATTATTTAGGCAATCCTCGCCCTCCGGCGCGGCGTCCCATCGCGCCGCCGCCCCCGCAGCGCCCTGCCGCGTCTCGGGGTGGAGGCGCTCGTAAACCCGCTTCCGCTCGGCCATGAACGTCACCAATTCGAGCGCGCTAAGCTCCGATCCGGCCAGATTGTCGTCGATCTCGAACAGCCGGGCCTCATCTAGGCTGCACTCGTAGACCCGCGCGCGGATCGTCTCCCAGCCCAGCGCCTTCGCCGCGCCCAGCCGGTGCGCGCCGGACATCAGCATGTAGCCCGGCTCGCCCATGAACTGGGCGCGCCGCACCGCGATGGCGTGGGTCAGCCCGATCGCCTCGATGGAGGCACGAACCGTCGCGACGCCCTCCGCCGACACCGGCCGCAGCCGCGGGCGATCGCCCAGCGTGATCCGGCTGACGGGAATGTCGGTATTCTCGTTGATTACTCGCACGTTACTTGCCCGCCTCTGGTCCGCGCACCATCCGGTAGAAGAATTTCCGACCCTCGGGGCCGTGCTCCTGCCGGCACTCGATCTGCGCGCCGTTGGCGCGCAGCTCCGAAACCGCCGTGCCCGGCGCCGTGGTCCGCGCCGCCACCGTCAGATCCCAGCTCGAATGCTCCGCCCCGTCGGCCAGGACGGCCAGGACGCGGCGCAGGCGAGCGGAATGGGCGACGCGCGCGGCGTGCATCAGCCGCGCCCCTCGGTCAGCACCCGGTAGGGCGCCAGCGGGTCGTCCGCGACGGAGGCGCGGCAGCGCTGGCACATCCGGTTGTGGGGGCCGTCGCTGCGAAAGCTGCGGCGGCAGGTGATGCAGGTGCGATCCTGCTGCTGCGCGGCGCGCTGCAGGCGCGCCAGCGCCGCCTCCGCCCGCGCGCGATCCCCGTAGGCCTGCGACACCCGCTCGCCTGCGGCGTCCGTCACCCAGAACGCGCCGCGGCGCGGCCTCACGACGTCGAGCCCGGCGCTCATGCCCCGTCCCGCCATTCGACGCGTCGCTCAAGCAGGGCGGTCGCCCCGGCGACCTGCGCCGCGAACTCCAGCCAGGGGCCGTAGCGGCGGCACTCCAGCGCCTCGGCCGCCGCGAACAGCGCCTCCTTGGCCGCCGAAAACTCCCGCCGCGCCGCCGCCACGTCGTCGTTGCGCCGCTCGTCCAGCGCGGCTTCGGCGCGCTGGATCGCGTCCCGTCCCGCCGCCGCGGCGGCGCGCATCCGCCGCACGCAATCCAGCAGCGTCATGCCGTCCCGCACGTCCTGCGCCATCACTTGAGCCCCATGTAAAGCGCGACCAGTGCGAGGCAGTGCGCGGTGAAGGTCATCGCGTCACCGACCGCGGGACCGAGGGTGAACGCGGCGAAGAACAGTGCTCCGGCGGCGACGAGGAGGTAGAGGCGCCCGGCTATCTCCCGGCGCCGCTCCCGCGCCCGGCGGGCATTCTCCGCCCGCCACAGCGGCCCGACCGCGGGCGACCGCTCCGGCCGCGTGATCCGGGTCATCG